ACCCGTTGATCTGAACTTCAATATTGATTTGCGGTCAACGGGTATCACGTCAACCGATACGCCATTGATGTTGCGAGTGACTCCCGCTTGGCTGTCGGCGTCCAGTGCGTAGCGTTGCGGGTGCGCTGAGTTCACAAAGCCCTCTTGCCATGATGACCACAAAGAACACGCTCGAAGCGTAGAACTGACAAGCTCCGCGCCTGTGGTGTAGTTCCAAAGCCGCGCGCCTATCTCGCTATGGTACAAGACGAACGGCAAGATATAGCCGTCCTCGTCTTGGTGCGGGTACTCGCCTGCGAGGTCTGGCGCGTAGTCGTTAGTCACGTCGTGACGAACGCCGCGATCATCTTGCGCCTCGATCCTGAACGTGCCGTCTTTAGCGTTCCAGATCTCCCACGTCCAAACGTCATGCGCTCGAAGTCGTAGCCATTCGACGGCGATCGGGCGGTCTGGTCGGTCGGGGTCTGGTGTCAGGACGACGGTAGCGGGATCGATAATCTGATACCCGACCTCGCCGTCTACGCTCCAGTCTAATTTGATAATAGACTCACCTAGTGCGCGTGTCTTGAGTTCGTTCGCTCGTTGCGTTGGCCATAGTCGCGGCGTAACAATGGGCGATAGGTCTGCGTCATCGTCGGTCGTTATCGCTGGCGCTTTGGTGTAGTTCTGTGAAAGCTGTTGCGTAACCATTAGAAAAGTATTGCGACTTGTATCCGGCGCGAGTTCTAGATCCGCTGCTACCTCAGCTGCGAACAGTCGCCGTATATCTTCGCGCACGTCGTCGGAGAAGTCGCCAGACAATAGCCGCTGGCGTTGTGCTTGTACGCGCCATCGGGCGCGGTCGTCTTTGCTTGCTGGTAAAATGCTGCTTGGGATCTTCATTCGTTATCCTATAATCAATCGGCCAGAACTGCCACCGAGCGCAGGCGACAAATATACTTCGCTTATATAACCCATTGCATCGAACGGGTCTTTGAGGTCGTTGTTCTGTCCTCTCCAATGCCTTAACGTGTGAATCAATCGGGCGCACTTGTGATGGACCCTGAGCTTACCATCAACGCACGCGTGAGAGATTAAGCGCACCCGCGCATCTACCGAGCCGCGCTTCTTGTAGGGCGTCTGGATATTGAACGGTGGCCGCGATGCGCCAGCGAGTTCAGCGAAGGCGCGCTCTAGTAGGTCGTTCATTGTAAAGCCCATGCCCAAACGCCCCGCACTATTGACGTCGCCGCGTGCGTCGGTCACGCCGTCGAGATTGATCCCCCATCTCGCGAGCATATCGAATACCGCTTTGGCTTCGCTCTTCGGCGTGTCGCGGTCGTCGTTGCTGTACTCATCTAGCACCCACACCCGCGAGCCGTCGAACACTACGAGATAACAGATAGACTTCCCTGGCCGTTCTCCGTGATCCCAGCCTAGTCCAACTTTTTCGACGCGTTCGGGCGCTTCGTCATCGGTAAAGATATTACCTTCGCTGAACCCCGTTACCCATCGGTCTGCGGTCAGGCCGTCCCATTGTGAGAGTATGCGCTGGTTGTATTCCCACGGGCTACACTCGGAGATCTGCGCGGCGATGTCGGCTTCTGTTCTGTGCGGTGCGTTGGTCTGGTTAAGCTCGACGTGTTGCACGGCCCAACCGCCCTCGGCGTCGGTGTTCGTTGCGTTGTTGCCTTCGAGCATATCGCGCAACCAGCCCACGGGCCGGCCTACTGGCGTTAGTGTAAACCATAGCGGCGCGAGGTCCATTGTAAGCCGTGCCCGAAGTGCTAATAGGTGGCCTTGTTTCGGCGGCTCATCGACCCACGCCCATTTAACGCGCGCGCCTTCAAGCGATAGCGGCGACGCGTCGCACGACTTAGCAACCATGAACCCGCCGCCATACGCCGCCGATACCTTGACGATCTTGCGCCCTCGGTACTGGTAACCAATGCCCGCGATGTAATGACACGACGGGTCAAGTGCGCCCCGTGGTTCAAGCTCTCGCATAGCGGTCGAACAGGTCGCCCAACCTGTTTTCAGGTCTGGTATCAATAGCCAACCTTCAGAGCCTGGTGGCGGCACCTCGCGCAGTGGGTGACGTGCGAGCAGATGGAACCACGCTTCAGCCGCGCCCGCGTAACTCTTGCCGATCTTGTTGGCCGCGATAAATGCCCGCTTACGTGCTGGCGATGTGTGAAAGTCTCGCTGTGGTGGCGACATACCGCCAAGGCCCGCAGGCGCGAGCGCGTACCCTACAAGCGGCTCACTGTTTATCGCGTCGGCTAATTGCTCGACGTTCACTCGCTCGCCGCCTTGAGCATATCGATCGGGATATCCCGCAGCGCATCGACAGCACGCGCGAGGCCCGCATCGGTCAACAGGTCAAGCGGTTGTGACATCGTGCCGCCCTTCTCTTCGTCGCCCGCAGTAACAGCGCCGAACGCTAGGATCGCGTCAGTGTTCGTCGTGAGCGTGACGAGCGCCTCGATTGCGCCCTTGACCCTGCGCGGTTGATACGCCACGCCGCACTCCTCGCCAGCTGTGACGCGCAAGAGCTGCACCGCAGCCGCTCGAAGCATTCGCCGAACGCCTACTATGTTCCATTCGTTCGAGGTCTCCGACGGTGGCAACAGGTGCAGGATCTTGCCTGGTCCTTTGGTCTGTTCGGTCTTAGATTTCAACGGGTCGACGTATGAAGGCCGCAGATCCCATAGCCGCTGATTGGTACCCCGCGCGCGGCGTTCTGTTTTCTTTGCGCCCATGCGTTTAAGTATGCCAGGTATCGCGTAACGCCTGCAGTATTGATCGTCAGCCAGCACACCAACAGCCGCGGCAACCTCCGCGATGGTAACGATCCGCCGGTCCTTCTCTTTGCCGAGATACTCGACGACCCGCGCCGTTAATTCTGGGTTTAGTTTGGTATCTCTTGCGATGTGTTCCCCCGTACTAATTAAGGATAAGCGACTAATAAGCCCGCCGCACGGCGTTTTGTATTTCTAATGACCATAACCTAACGCGTTTCCCGTTATGGTACACCTTACCGTCAGTCCTAACCGCGCCCAATTCTTTTAATGCCGTCGGTATTCCGTACCGCCGCCCGCCCGTATCATTGGGCAATAGGCCGATAGCGTTGGCAACCTCGCCCGATGTGAACCCGTTCGCGTCAACCGCACCGCGTGATATTACGTCTACAATCAGGTCGCAGAAGTGGTGCTGCGCCGTGAACGTGTCAGCGTTTCGCGCCTCGCGTATCGCTTCGAGGTCGGGCGTTAGATGGAGCAAGTATGCGTCGTCCTTGTGATTGCGCCAATAGGCGACAGCTTCACCGAGTAATTGATCCCGAACCGCCGCGAGGTGGTCAGTGTCTATGTTGTCGCCGACGTTGACGATCCAGAAGCGACGCGATCCTGTCTCGTCCATCAGTAGATCGGTGCGGTTGGACGTACCGATAAAGCAGGTCATACGCGGAACATCGGTAACAGAGCGCCCATAGGCCGCGCGCTCTCTGTCGTGCGTGACGGTTACGAAGTCCTTGACCCTCGCGGCATCTTGAGATCCGTACTTGTCGATCTCTGCCAGCTCGTAGAGCCACCGCCCGCTAATCTTCTCGACCGCTCGCTTGTTATCTTTGAAATCTAGGTGACCTTCGCCGACATAACGAGAGCCGCCGAGCGTCTGAACCAGTGTTGACTTGCGCGCGCCCTGTGAGCCCACTAGAACCAAGACATTGTCGAACTTGCACCCAGGGCGATAAGCCCGCGCAATCATCGCCAATATGAACTTTCGCGAGTAGGCGCGTATGATCTCCGAGTCGTCGACCGATTCGCAACAGTCCGACAACCAGAAGTCCAAGCGGTTACCGCCGTCCCAAGCATCGGCGAGGCCGTCCAGCTCTTCGCGTAACGGGTGGCACGCGCTGACGGCTGCGACCTCTGCGACCGCTTCAAATACAATGGTTGGCCGCACTACGAGATCGAAGTCATCGCGAAGCGCCTTGATTAATAGCGTGACATCGACATCACTAACAGGGCGCGGGAATTGCCCATATAGCCGCCCGCCGTGATCATTCCG